GTGCAAAGTGTTACTTCATCTGTTGTTTACTCTAGTGGGTCTAATGTATTTGGAAATGATATAGGGAATTCTCAAAGATTTACTGGTTCAGTTTTAATTACTGGATCATTGACTATAGCGGGCGCTTCAAGCGCTACATCGTATAGTGGAGTTACTATATTTGGTTCTACAATTGCCTGTTCTCCAATAGGATGTTTTGCTACTTCATGTGCTACTTCATTTATAGGAGGAACTATTAGTGGAACTACCATTTATGGTAGTACAGTAGTTTGTTCTCCTGTTGGTAAGTTTACTAGTTGTTTGGACTTGGGAGGTGCATTGACTGGAACAAGTGCTACATTTAGTAGTGCAGTTCGTGTTAATGGTGCATATTCATATGGTTCTTTTTCAGTATTAGGTACGCAAGGATTAAGTTGGTCAAGTGTCGGTAATGATATTGCATTTGGATTAGCTACTATTGGAACTGCAACAACAGGGGCAAGTCTTTGGGTACACACACCCGCCCCATTAGCGGGATGGACAAGTGGATTAGGTGTTGATGGTACAACTGATGGTGGTAGTTTATCTACAATTCAATTAACTGCTTATGGATTAAAATTTTCGGGATATAATTCAAAATTAGCATTAAGAACTACAAGCGGTACTACAATTACAAATGCTCTTGTTTTAGATGGGGCAAATTCAGGAGCAGCTACATTCTCTAGTACAATAACTGGAACTACCATTTATGGTAGTACTGCTGTTTGTTCTCCTGTAGGTAAGTTTACTAGCTGTGTTACGGCAGCAAGTTTAAGAATAGATAATAATTCAAATTTAATTGGTAACGGCAGAAGAATATTTGGTAATGATGATGCTACCAATTATTATATAGGTGATATTGGTGGTGGTGGTGCGTTAGATATAAATTGGTATGGTGCTATTAAATTAATGACAGCTTACGGCGAGGTTATGCGTATAACAAGTGCAGGCAATGTAGGAATCGGAACGTGTACCCCAACTGGAACTTATGGAAAATTATCTGTCGCTGGTGGTATTTCAATATTAAATAATAATTGTGCTAAATTAGAAATAGGCCGATATTCAAGTAGTAGTACTGATTCATATATTGTAATGGCTAGCGGTTCTACTGGTTTAACTTTTACAAATGCTGGTGATGTAGCAGACGTAATGAGAATTACTACTGGCGGAAACGTTGGAATCGGAGTTTCATCACCATCGGTAATTACAGGAGTAAATTTGATTGTAAAAGCATTAAGTAGCGCTGGTAATGGATATATACAGGCATTATCAAGCGATAGTTGTACTTCAGTTGCTTTATATTCTGGTATTGATGTAACTGATGATCCAGCTATAATTTTTCAAAGAACTTTAAGATTTGGAACTTCAACAAATAGTCTTGTTACTGGATTTTCTGAAAAAATGCGTATTACAAATGAAGGCAGAGTTGGAATAGGAAGTGAGCCCCCAAGTTATGGAACTTTATCAATTTTTTGTACAGATAATACAGTGATAGGCTCACCGGAATGGGGAACATCAGCAGCATGTAATTTAGTAATGGCTGTATATAATGGTTCTCAATGTGCTGGTAGCGCAGCTGGAATTAGATTTATAACAAGAAATAGCGGTGCAGCAATATGGAATATATTAAATATCTCTACAGGAGCTTCAACTGGAGATTTAGCATTTGGAAATGGAACGGGTGGCAGTGGAACTGAAAAAATGCGTATTACAAATGCAGGACACCTTCAAAAACCATGTAGTGCAGCATTTCATGCAGCAATCAACGCGAGTACTTGTGTAGGACTAGGAGGTCGTATAATACAATTTAATTGCGTAATATATAATGCAGGTGGTGGATACGATGGAACAACGAGCACTTTTACAGCACCAGTAAGTGGTATGTATCAATTTAATTTTACATTCTTGAATCAAAATGTTCAATGTGGAGATGGAGGACACGCTTATCTATCAACAAATTTCGGAGTCGGCACATATTACTTTACAAGATATGGAAATTGTTCAGGAATTGATCGTACTGGATATGGTAATTATGTTCCCATGCATGGTGCTGTTGCAATTTATTTGCCATCCGGATGCAAAGCATGTGTCGGTGCATTTTGGAATGCAGACGGAGCGTTCACTCACAACTCAACTGCATGGTCAAATTTCACTGGATACTTAGTAGGATAAAAATAATATTTATATAAAACACAACAATGGTAATACACAATCCCATATTAACCGGTTCATTCACAGTCAATAATATAGATGTCTCAAGCATCACTTCATCGGCCGCTAATATAGTATTTATACAAAACAAATAGGAATCACTAACATTTCCCAACTTTTTACTATATTTGTATATATTTATATAAAATAAAGTTACATCCATGGAAAAATATGTTGTGTTCCACGTCGAAGGCGGCCTCGGCAAAAACGTCGCATCAACAGCTGTAATCAAAAACATAGCTGAAAAGTACAAAGACAGGAAGTTAGTCGTAATGGCTTCGTTCCCAGAGGTCTTTTTAAACAACCCCTACATCCACAGAGTCTACAGACTAGGTATGACCCCATACTTCTGGGAAGACTACATTAGCAACCAAGACACGATAGTGCTCCGCAGAGAGCCTTATTTCGAGTCTAGTCACGTTATGCAGAAGTCTCCGTTACACGAGACCTGGCATAAGATGTACGACCTACCTTACAACAAGGAAAAGGACTTACCAGAGTTGTTCATGAACATGATCCAGACAGAAATGACTGCAACATGGCAAAGACAACGCCCAATCCTATTATTACATACAAATGGTGGCCCATTAATGGATGGTGCACCAATCTACGCTTGGTCTAGAGATATGCCAAGATACGTAGCAGAAACAATCATTCAGAACTTCGCTCAACAGTACCACATCATTCAGGTGGTGAAACATCAATCTCAAGCTATTCAATCACCAATGGTTGAAGTAGTAGACAAACAGATGTCTAACTTCGAGCTATTCTCACTTGTAAGAGCATCTGCTAAGAGAGTCTTAATCGACTCATGCTTACAGCATGCCGCTGCAGCATTTAAACTTCCTTCAACCGTACTATGGATCGGAACGCATCCAGAGATGTTCGGCTATAAGATGCATACCAATATCAAGGCGAAGCCTCCAGTTGGTAATGTTAAGAATATAGACGGATCATACTTCGACTATCAATTAGATGGTCAGTTCCATGAGTGTCCATACAACTCACCAGATGAGATGTTCGACGTAGCAGAAGTTATAAAAGCTGTAAGTAAATCATAATGCAAGTAATCTACCGTATCAGCGACTCTGGTTACGCTAAAGAGAAACCAGAATACATCAACAATCAGAACTGCTTTACAAATGCTTTACAAGCGTTTAAAGGGGCTAACTGGTGGGTGATAGCAGATAACGTCTCAGAAGAGACTAAAGAGCTATTACACGACAATGTAAAGACCGTAGAGCACGTTAACGTTGGACACGGTGCGGGCACATTCAACCTAGCACTAGACATGGCTTTACATTTAGATGATGAAGAGATTGTTTATTTCGTAGAAAATGATTACCTTCACCGTCCAGATGCCATGCAAGTATTGCAAAGTGCATTCGGAATGTATCTTGGAATAGAATACGTGACACTCTACGATCATCCAGATAAGTACATGGAGCCAGGAGTAGGTGGAAATCCACACTGCTATGGTAAAGCAGAGAACACAAGAGTATTCTTAGGTCAGTATTGCCATTGGAAGATAACGAATAGTACAACTATGACGTTTGCAGCTAAGGTGAGAACGCTAAAGCAAGATGAAAAGATATTAAGACAGTGGACAAGTGGATCTCATCCAAATGATTTTCAGATGTTCAGTGAGTTAAGAAGCAAAGGAAGACAGTTGATATCCCCAATACCGGGATATGCAACACACGGTGAGACTAAATGGTTATCACCATTAACAAATTGGAGACAACAGTTATGAAAAAATTAGCAGCATTTATTATCGAAGATAGATTCTTTGATGATTTTGGCAAGACTTGTTACGATCACATGCAATATTTACCGGAAGGTACAGATTTATATGTCTATACGTCAGAGGACAATAAGCCTACATATGAAGAGCAGTTGATAAATTATAAGATCAACGCAACATTTTTAGATTACAATCAGAATGCAGAGGTACCATTCAGTATCAAATACATCAATGGTATGAATCAGTTCTTGGAAGATCAAAGAATGAAGTCTTTATTGAATATGTGTATGGTGATGACTAACCCAGACTTCTGGAAAGACTACTTCGACTACGAGAGAGTCTTGATATTCCAAAGAGACACAGCTGTTCTAAGAACAGGCATAGAAGAGTTCTTTGAATATGACTACGTAGGTGCCCCATGCTATAACTTCGTTAGAGATCAGACCATCCAGAACGGTGGACTATCCCTTAGAAACCCTAGAACCATGGAGTATATCTGTAGATTGTACGGTTGGAAGACTGATTTACAGGATCTTATGGTGGTTGGGCAGTACTCTAGCGCCTCATTCTTTGCCGAAGATATCTTCTTCTGCTTAAGACTGATCAAGTATAGAGCAGGTGTTCTAGCTCCATTAGAGGTATCTAAGAAGTTCTCATGTGAGGCTAAGTTCGAATTAGGAACGCTAGGCTACCATAGAATTGACGCGTATTTATCGGAAGAAGAGGTAGAACAAATTAAGAACCAATACAAAAATTAATATCGTTTTACCAAAACTTTATATATTTATATATACAAATTAAAACCTAACATTATGTTATTTGGAATCACCATCGTAGTATTAGCAATTGTAATTGCTGTAGTATTAAACAAATCAAAAATCAGCCAAGTGGTTGATAAAGCAAAGGAAGCTGTAGCTCCTGCTGTAGCAGAAGTTAAACAAGTGGTAACAAAAGTCGCTGAAGTAGCTCCTGAGAACAAAGTAATATCTGAAGCTAATAAGATAGCTGTTGGCACGGTTGTTGCTGCTATCGAAGCTAAACATGCTAAAAAGCGTGGCCCTAAGCCAGGCAACAAAGCTGATACTCAAAAAACAAGCAATAACAAACCAAAATCAAAAAAGTAGTATGGAAAAGATTAGTTTAAAATTATCAGAATTCTATCAATTAGAAGCTGAATTAAACGGGGTTACGAATCAACAAACCGGAGAGAAGTTATCTAACGGTTTAGTAAATGAGAAAGTAAAGTTAACAACCAAGTATTGGTTATCAGACTTAGCTAAGAAAGTAGCCGCTGAGAAAGCAGCTGTTGAATCAGTTAAGGAAGAGTTAATCAAGAAGCATGGTCAAGCAGACGAAACGGGAAACATCAGTATCCCAGTGTACATCAACGAGCAAAAAGACGAAGAGGGTAACCTTATCGGTCGTGAAATCAACCCTAAATTCGTAGAATTCCAAAATGAATTCAACACTTTATTGGAAGAAGAGCGTGAATTAGAGCACAAAGGTTTCACTTTAGAAGAATTAGACAGCGTAGAGTCATCAGACAACTATGCAGTGTTCTTCAAGCTAATCAAAGTTGATGCTTAAACTAGTAGAAATAGCCAAAGCGTGGATCATAGCGGCTAATCCTAGTGACGAACAGAAAGAAATAGCCGAAAAGAGAATAGCCATATGCAATGAATGCGAGTTCAGCCGTCATAATCAGACGCTGGACTTTCATTATTGCGGAGAATGCGGATGTCCCTTGAAAAAGAAGATATTCAGCCCTTCTCCCGGCAAAATAGCCTGCCCAAAGGCTAAATGGGATATATAAAACAACGTTATGTCAGAAATCAAAGATTTATTACCCGAAGAGGTAACCGAGCTTAAAGAATTAAGCGATAGATACAGCAGTATAGTGAGAGATTTGGGTGAGAAAGACCTTGAAATCTTTGAGTTAGAAGAAAAACTTAAGGAATTAGAGTCCGAAAAGAAGCTTTCCTTAAGCGATTACATCAACTTAAAGGCTAGAAACGAAGAACTTACCACAAAATTGATCGATAAATACGGAGAAGGTAAAATTAACCTAGAAACAGGAAAAATAGAGTTGTTTTAACCTGTCATAATTATGTTTTGAGAAAAACTTTTGATATTTATTGTTGTATCAAGTATTATTATTTCCTCAAATAACATAAAAAATGACAGAACAAATTCTTTCCGCTGGTGTTTATGCAACAGAGAACGACCAAAGTTTCTTCACCCAGGGCACTTCTACTACCGGTTTAGCCGTTTTAGGACCTACTGAAAAAGGTGCAGCTTTCGTTCCTACCGATGTAACTAGCTTTTCTCAATTCACAGCTAAATTCGGTTCAGACACATCAACATCTTACACAGCACAGACAGTTTACAACTACTTGCAGTCCGGTACAACAGCAAAAGTGACTCGTATCTTGGGTAATGGTGGATACCAATACAATAGTAATAGACAATTGATCGCTATCGTTAGCGGTTCTTATATTCTAAGTGTATTATATCCTACTCAAAATGCTAGTGCAACCGTAGGTTTATCTAGCGGTAGTACTTTTGCCGGAACATATAGTTCTTTTGGAGCTTCAATCTTAGCTTTAGCAGGCTCAGGTACAGTTTCAGCTAGCTTCAGCGGTTCATTAAACCCTAACTCTACTACATATATCAGTAAAGTATTAGGTACAGACGCAATAACTCAGACAGGATCTGTGTTTCCTTACTTATTATTCGGTAACTTTATCACTGGAAGTGGCGCTTTAAGCGTAACATCTTCTATGAGTTCATCATTACAATTCACAGCAGCTAACTGTATCTTCACTAGCTCAAACGCAAGTGGATACGATCATGCTTCTACTCCTTGGGTATTAGCTGACAGCAACACTAGATTATTTAAATTCCATCACTTATCTGATGGTTTTGCTACTAACAGAGATATTAAAGTTTCTATTGCTAACATCACATCTGGTTCAAACGCAACCACTTATTCTACATTCGACGTATTAGTTCGTCAATGGAACGATACAGATAGAGCGCCTTCAATCATAGAGCAATATATTGGAATGACTTTAGATCCTAATTCTGCTAATTTCTTACCTAAAGCAATCGGTGACAAGTATCTTGTTTACAGCGAAGCTACAGCAAGAGTGGTAGAAAACGGTGACTACGCTAATAACTCTAACTACATCCGTGTAGAAGTTACAGACGCAGTTAATAATGGTTCAACTCATCCATTGTTAGTTCCTAACGGATACGAAGCAATTTATGAAACTATCGCAGGTTTCTCAGGATATACATTACCAGCTTCAGTAACATTAAGTACTTCAGGATCTACTTTCATTTATCCAGGATTTGATTACTCTAATCCAGATAACTATAACTACTTAAACCCAGTACCTGCATCAGCAGTAACTGGCTCTAACAGTAACTTTACTAAGCCAGCTGGCGTATCTAGATTTACTTTACCTATGCAAGGTGGCACAGATGGTATGAACATTACTACTATCAAGAAGATTGGTTCATCAATCGCAGCTGATGGTACTAACGTATTTGGTTTAAACTTATCTACTAGCGCTACTGCTGGTACATTAGCTTATGGCAAAGCCTTAACTATCTTAACTAACACAGAAGAATATATGTTTGACTTAATAGCTTTACCTGGTGTTATTGAACAATACCACTCAGCAGTAACAGCTTTAGCTCAAACAGCAGCAGAAACTCGTACAGACGCAGTTTACATCCGTGACTTAACAGGTGTAGCAGCTACAGTTACAACAGCAGTTTCTACAGCAGCTCCTTTAGATTCTAGCTACTCAGCAGTATACTTCCCTTGGGTAAAGGTACGTGACTTAGGTAGTTCTAAAGACATCTTCGTTCCAGCTTCAGTAGTTGTTCCAGCAGTTTATGCTTACAGCGACAAGGTATCTGCAGAGTGGTTTGCTCCAGCAGGTCTTAACAGAGGCGTTGTAGGTGCAGCTGATACTTACATCAGATTGAGCAAATCAGATAGAGATACATTATACGCTGGTCGTGTTAACCCAATCGCTAAATTCCCTAACTCAGGTGTAGTAATCTGGGGACAAAAGACTTTACAAGTTAAAGACACAGCTTTAAACCGCATCAACGTTCGTAGATTGTTAATCAACTTACGTACTTACATCAGCGGTGTTGCTAACAACTATGTGTTCGAAAACAACACAACAGTTACTCGTAACAAACTAGTAAACGCTATTACTCCATATATGGAAGATGTACAAACTCGTCAGGGTTTATATGCTTTCCGTGTTCAACTTGACGATACATTGAATACTAACGACGTAATCGATCGTAACCAATTAGTAGGTAAGATCTATATCTCTCCAGCTAAAGGTATCGAATTCATCTTGTTAGAGTTTAACGTAACCGCAACAGGAGCAACTTTCCAATAATCTAATATTTATTAACAAGAACTAAATTAATATAAAATGGCATTACTTAGTACAGACGATATGTTAGGAACCATGTTCGAACCGATATTACAGCACAGGTTTGTAATGTACATCGACGGAATCCAATCGTACTTGATTAAAAAAGTAGGTGGGATAGGATATGATGACGGTGAAGTTATCATCGATCATATCAACTCTTACGCTAAATTTCGTGCAAAACGCAGATGGAACGACGTAACATTGAGCTTATATAACCCGGTTTCTCCTAGTGGAGCTCAAGCTGTAATGGAATGGGCACGTTTAGGTTACGAAACTGTAACTGGTAGAGCAGGATATAGTGACTTCTATACGAAGGACATTACTTTCAACGCTATCGATCCAGTGGGTAACATAGTAAACGAATGGATAATTAAAAAATCCTATATCAAAAACGTTAGCTCTTTTGGTGACTGGGACTGGTCAGCTGACGCTTACACAACTATTGAGCTAACCTTAGGAAACTCAGGTATGGTTTTAAATTTCTAATAGAAATAATTGTAATTATAGACAAAAGTCCCTATATTCGTATAGGGATTTTTTGTTCTGACCTTAAACCTGATATTTATATCATATAAAGCACACACATGACACAAATAGAGAAATTAAACAACTTGATTAAGAAAGTTCTTAAAGAAGAAGTAGACGAGTATAAAAAATTTGTAACACCAGACGGTACAAACAAAACATTAACCCCAGCTCAAAAGGAAGAAATGAAGAAGGCTAAAGCTGGAGAAACTATGGATATCACTAAAGTAGGAACACAAGAAGGTTCTGAAGATGAGATTGCATCAGATAGCACAGAGACTCCATTATCTCACGACTTAGCTGGTAAGATCGCAGAAGTGATCGATGGTTTAAAAGCTATCACAGAATCTCCTAAAGATAAGAAGCATGGTAAATACGCTGAAAAGGTAATGAAGCACATAGGTGCTGCTCAAGCTGCATTAGAGGCTCTTACAGGCCACGAATCAATATTAGAAGAGAAAGACGCAGCTCAAGCTGAAAAGGACGCTGAAGGGCACCTAAAAGGCATTAGAAAGCATATGAGCAAAGTTATTAAAGACAAAGATACCTTAGATAGAATCATGAACAAGATGCCAGTTGGTAAAGCTATGGAGCTTAAGAAAGCAGCCGGTGGTGAATTAGACGAAGAGAAAGTAGCTAAAGCTATGTTGAAGTACGTGATTAAGGAAGGTTTAGTTAAATAAGCGCCCTGCTACCTCAGGAATATTCGAAACTCCACGATTCTTAGACCGGTCGTGGTTTTTCTTTTTTTAAGAAAGTTTCAATCTATATATTTATATATACAAAACACAGTTTATGTCAGAAAATCAAGTTTTTAAAACACCCACCCAACCTTTAGACCTACCTTCAAAAGGTAAGTTATACTCAAAGGAAAGTCCATTAAGCTCAGGGGTAATCGAATTAAACCTCCCAACAGCTTACCACGAGGACATTTTAACCAATCGTAACTACATTCAGCAAGGATTAGTCATTGACAAGTTCTTACAGGCTATTATAGCCACTAAAATCGACTACAACGAGCTTTTAGTAGGTGATAAGAATGCCATTATGGTAGGGGCTAGAATCCTAGCCTACGGTAGTAACTACTCATTTAAGTACACAGACCCTTCTACTAGAGAATCTGAGGAGATAACAGTGGACTTAAGCCAGTTAAAAGAGAAAGAAATCGATTGGACCCAGGTAAAAGAGGGTATCAACGAGTTTGATTTCACTTTACCTATGTCCAAAGTGACAGTCACATTCAAGATTTTATGCCATAAAGACGAAAATAACATCGAAGCAGAGCTAAAAGGCATGCAAAAGATCAGCAAGAACATGTCAGGTGACATCACAGTTAGGTTAGGTAACTCAATTGTGGCTATCAACGGCAACAGAGACCAAAAATCTATCAGAGATTTCTCTAAGAGCATGCCAATGCAGGACTCTCAAGCCCTAAGAAAGCATATTACATCTGTAACCCCAGACATCTTAATGAAGTTTGACTTCACAACTAAGAGCGGAGAGGTAGTGGAGGGCCTTAGTTTGCCGATGACGGTTGACTTTTTTTGGCCTGACCTCGGAATATAGATCCCACATGTTTGACGATATCCTCTGGTTATCAATGAATACGAACGGAGGAATCAGCTATGAGATGGCATATCACATGCCTATAGCCTACAGGCTTATCAACATCAAAAAGGTGGCTGATAAGATCAAAGAACACAATGACGCAGTCGAAAAGGCCAATAACAAGGGTACTACCATGTCCATGGAAGACCTTGCTAAGCGTAAAGATTTTAAACCAGACTTCGTTACATCCAAAGCCGCTCCTAAAAAATAGCGGCTTTTGATATTTATATATAAAGCTACAATATGGCTACTCAAAATACTGATATAGAAGATGCAATAAATAAAGCAGCTCAAGCTGGAGCCGATCTGAAATTTGAAATGTTTGGTGCACAAGATAACGCCAAATCTTTTTTTAGCACTGTTGCAAATAGTACCGCACAAGTAAAAGAATTATTTGCTACATACACTAAAATTAAAGATGTAATCAATGATACCACCGCTTTATATGCTAGATTAGGATCATCTTATATAACAGTAGGCTCTATTCAAAAGGATATTAATAAAACAACATCTCTCATAAAGGAACAATCCTCTATGATACTTAGTACTGCTACTAAAAATAATTATGTTATAAAAGATGAAGATGCAGTATTCAAATCTTTACTTGCTATCACGTATCGTAGAAGAACCGCCGAAGAAGAAATAATGTTTAGATTACTTGAACAAAAGAGAACATTACAAGCTAATTTAATAACCCAAACAGATCTATTTGATATATTACCACAAGCTAATGATGAATATGTAAAGATGAATTTAAAAGTTTCGGCTTTAGGAAAAGCATTTAGTTTTATATCTAAGATACCTGTCTTGGGACAATTTGTGAGATTTGATATTATATCAAAGGAATTTTTAGTAAGTTTTTCAGCGGGTTTCAAAGCAATTGGTACACAATTAGTAGGGCTATTAAAAAACCCAGTTGTTAACTTCTTAGCTTTAGCAGCTGGTATGAAAGCTTTGATATCGGGTGTAATGCAGATGGATAAGAGTGTAACCACACTGTCTAATAACTTAGGAGTATCGAAA